GCAGTAGTAGACTTTCGAATGAGTCGGGTTACTTCCGACCTGAACAAAGGATCACTTGGGTCGATCCCCACCTGTGGAATACCATTCAAGATCGTCTCTGCTTGTGTAATAAGCTTTCTTGCTTTCCACACAGAAACACCTAGAGTGCTAGCCACTTCGTCCCTAAGAACGCCCGTACTTCCTGTCTTGCCATGATTCCTTATGATCTGAATCACTTCCTGCATCTCATCACTTAGTTGAGGTTTTACTTTTGCCATATCAATTACCACCTTTCGCTATATCACACATACCACTTGGACAATCATTAACCGCCGCTTCTTCTGCCATACCATCTAAATGTTGCTTGGCTTCAGCCAATGGCAACGGCACTAATGGTGATTCGCCCTTACTTCCATCCCTATACACGGTAATACCCTTGAGTTCTCTGATGTACTTCTTCATTTGTTCTGACAGCTTCTCTTTTGAATAATCTTTTGGTAAGTTGATTGTCTTAGAGATTGAGTTGTCAATATGCTTTTGACAAATATTTTGCATTGCCAAATGGTCTTCAGGCTGAATTTCATGAGCACCTTGAAAATGTTTAATAGACCTTTTATCTTGCAAAAATTTCTTCAAAAGTGGATGAACAACAATTTCAACTGCCTTGTCCCTTTCTTCTTTGTGCATATCCTTATGCTTGTTAAAACGTCTCTCGTAAACAGGTTGAAACAGCGGCTCTATACCAGAAGAACAACCGGCCACAATAGATATTGTTCCAGTTGGTGCGATAGTGAGTAGAGCACAATTACGAAGACCATGTTCTTTGATTAGTCTGTGGTGCCTTCTCGGAAGACACTTCTTCACAAAGCCGGTCTTAAGGTGTTGATCAACATCAAAAACATGAAACGATCCTTTTTCCACAGCAAGAACTATACTGGCATGATAAGCCTGCTTCTTGATAAAGTCCATGACCTTACCGACAACCTCTATAGCTGCTTTTCCCGAATACTTAAGGCCAAGCTCTAAAAGCATGTCGTGTAGCCCCATTACCCCCAGACCAATTCTTCGGTATTTTTGGCACGTTTCTTTTATGATAGTCATCGGATAATTGTTTTGATCCAACACGTTATCCAAGAACCTAACACTTGTTGCCACAGTCTCTTCTAGCATGTCCCAATCTATCTCTCCATCAACAACGTGGGTATGAAGATTGACAGCACCAAGACAACAACAATCATATGGTGGCATCCAAATCTCACCACAAGGATTTGTACTTACCAGATCACTCCTATAAGAAATTGTATTCATATTGTTAGCCAAACCTAAGTTCAACAGACCTGGGTCTCCACTATCTAGTGCGTTCTGAACGATCTTGTCCCATATCTCCTGTGCAGGGACACGACGCATCTCGTCGCCTTGCCACTTAAAAACGACATCTTCTCCGTCATCCAGAAGCTTCAAAAACGTATCGTCAATCAACACGGATATGTTAGCGTTGACTAGTTCTTGTTTGTCTAATTTAGCCTCAAGGAATTCCATGAGATCGGGGTGATCGTACTTGAGACAGAACATCAAAGCTGACCGCCTACCCCCACCTTCCCTAAGTTCATTACAAACAGCGTTGATACACCTCATAAGACTAACTGATCCAGTAGCCTCACCGCCAGTGCCTCGGATAGCAGTTCCTCTTGGTCTAACCTTAGAGAAGTTGATGCCAACTCCACCCCCAGTACCAGAGATGATAGTGACAGCCCTTAGAGCGTCTCCCCATCCTTCTCGTGAGTCTAGATCGTCCGTCCAGACAAAGCAGTTGAGCATCTGCCCTCTTTGTCGTCCTGCCCCTCTCCATATCCTACCACCGGGGGAAAAACGATTAGTCTTGAGGATATCTAGGAATCGCGTGAAGTATTCGTCTCTCTTAGTTCCATGTTCAGCATCGGCCATTGTTCTTGCTACTCTTTCACAAGCTTGGGCAAATGTTTCTTCAGCATGGATAGCATATCTATCCTGAAAAATACTTAAAGCAAATCCTGTAGGAGTATATTCCTTAACACTCATTTATCTTCTGCCCCTTTGATATGTATAGCGCTTGGTTCATCTGACTTTTCAAACTGCACCTCACCGATGACAGGTTGTTGAGACAAGTACTTCATTACTGCTTCACGGAACGGATCAATAAAACGATTCCTATAAACTTGTTGAGTCGCATAAGATCGAGAATCAGCTACCCTTACTGCGAACCAATTCTCAATATTATCTTGACCAACGTCGGCAACAAATTTACGGATTGTCTTTTCTCTCATCGCATTGCTTATGTCGAACATATGTGTTGACACTATACGAACAACACGGTCTATCAAATATGGGTCAGCGCCCCACTCTGATAGTCTAATTTCAGCTATTGTCGCTGATTCGTCTGCATGACCTGGAAATCTTGGTAAAGAGACATCTACCATTGGAGCAATTTTTGATTTACCCAAATCGTGAAATAGGCCAGACAACAAAGTGATGTCATTTTTAATAGTCAATAGGTCTATCACCGACATGGTGTGTTCCCATACCGACTGACCGTTCCTCTGTATTATAGAATGACAGTCTTCTAATTCCTTTAGTTCCATGCTGGGTAGAGCCCAGTAGTCACTAGGAAGATTGGCTTGGAACATTCCGTTGATAACTTCGGTAATTCTTTTCATGGACCTGTTACCGCATTTTCGTCTAGGAAATTTCTTGCGGTTATGATGGATATGGCGTGTGCTAGATGTGGAATCATTTGACCGTTACCTGCTACTGCTATCTTGTATGGGATGCCTATAAGATAATAGTGGCCGTCATACTTTTTGAACAACCCACCGCCGCTAGAACCTGGAGTAATTTCGGATGTTGTTCCGTATATTACCCATTCTTGACGACCGTTGGTCCCTTTCATTATTTGAGATATGATACCGCTGGTTGGGGTCGGAGCCCTACCAAGCTGGCACCCTATCGCAAAAACATCGTCGAACACACGAACTTGTGACAACATCTGATCGTCAGCTACTCTTGCCACAGGGAGAACATCTTTGGACTTGAAAGACAACAGAGACAGATCATATATGTTGTTTTCTGCTATGACCTCTGCTCTCGTCGTTGCCCATGCTTGATTTTCATAATCAAAGACTATAATTCCACATCCGGTGTCTATAATCTGAATGTCCAGTTTTCCGGTGATCCCATCGACACCTTTGAGGAATCTTTTGAAGCGAGAATATGTCACGTGAGAGTTAGTTAACACTCGATACTCATAAACCCCTTCTTCTTCTGTCTCAAGCTGGTCTATGATAGTCCCAGAGCCACTTCCGTTTTGTGTGGTGACTAAGACAATGGTGTCTCTCATCTCATTTTGTTTAAGTGCTATCTCGTCTACCGGCTCGACAATCGGTAGCTCAACAACCTCTACGACCTCTACGACCTCTGCGGGCGGCTGTTCGGTGCTTTCTGTCGGTGTTTGTGCGTGAATGGTAGCTGAGACCAAGAACAACAGACACGACGAAACCACTACCGAAATGGCATTCAGTTTGTAAATCATTTTGTACCTCCAAGGTATATTACGGGATGCCAATTGATAAGCCAGCCCGAAGGTTGTTCGGGACTTATCCTGCAAATTCTTGTACGGCTGCAAGGGCTCCGTCTATTCCAGAAGATATGAGAGCAATTATTGCTTCCTGATCGTCTGTCACATTAAGGTTGGCTGTGTTCAGATACCTCTCCAACAGATCAATAATGGTCATACCATACACTTGATATTTGCCGGGGAGCTTAACTGCAACCAGAGCACGAGCACCAGTGAAGTTGGGCTGACCTGGAACAGACAGCAAGTCTCGAAGAGCAACAAGATACCCTTTAAGGAGCACGACATCTCCCGCTGGCATGTTAGCCTCTGTTAAGGCTACCCTTGTCGCCAACTTGGAAAACATAAAAATGTCAGCCTTAAGTTGTGGCACATTATTTTGCCAATCTTGGTTTCCACCTGTAGATACGCACCCGGTCAAAGGAACAGCGAGACACACAGACAACAGTGCTACAATCAAAAATCTTTTCATTTTTTTTTCTTTTTTCTGGTTTTTCGAGACTGAACGCTTGATGTTAGTATTATACACCTAGAACGTTCTATTCCGACTTATCCCTATTCATTTTATTCCTGCGGTCCTGTTTGTTTTGTTTGTTTTCGTTTCCCTCTTTTTGACGGCCAAACTTCCAATCCTTCTTAGGACGTTTAGGGCCACTTTGTTTGACTTCGGATCGTTCTATTTGATACAATTCTGAACATTCTACTTGTCCAGTCTTTGGGTTCGTGTGCTTTTCTCGACAACATCCCTGACACTTAAGCTGATGAGCGCCTACACATGCACAGAAATCAATACCCAGAAGCCGCTTCAGTCTGTCCAGCTTCTTTTGTTCTCTCTTCTTTTTGTTTTTCCCTCTTTCTTTTGACATGTCTTAGTCAACTCCAATTGCACACTTCTGCTGCATTTTTTCAATCGCCCTAGTTTTAATTCTACAGATAGTCGAGGCTACAACGCCTCTTTCCCCTGCCATTTCTCTCATGGTTTTTTCGTTGAGGTACAGATCAACTATGATGTCTCGCTCTTCGTCACTAAGACACTCAAGACAATCTTGCACCATCATGTTCACATCTGTGTCCGACACCTTGTCTTGCACCTGAGACAGAGACTCTGTGGGCATAATCTGGACTCTCCTAGCCCTATTCTCAGAATCCCTCATGTGGCGGAAAACACCCTTAAGCCTGAAATACAAGAATGTCATGAAAGAACCACGACCATCATAGCAAATCAGACACTTAAGTATTTCCTCTTGAGACCTAGCCTGTAGCTCTTCGATGTGTGTGTCGTCTACACCTATCGAGATTGACAGCTTTTTAACCAATGGATCATATTGCCTACATGCCAAATCAAAATATCCTTTGGTTATTCGTCGCTGAATATTCATCATTTCTTTTTCCGCCTTGTCTCATCCATAACAGACATGAGTTGTTTGGGTGACATCTTTGTACGTCTGGCCAATCCGTTGATCTTCCGCACATAGTCTTCTTTGACAAAATCCAACATTGTACTGTGTCTGTCAATACTATCTGGTGGACTATGTATAATCATAGAGTGCAACATCATGGATGAATTAGGAGACGCGTATCTACAACCATTTGTTCCGAATGCCGTAATCATAGCTGCCATAGAGTGCGCTTGACCTTTTACTACTGTATATATAGGACAAATGCACGATTGCATTTGATCTATAATTGCATAGCCAGAACTCACACAGCCACCAGGACTATTGATGTATAGATAAATTGGGTCATCCAACAAAGAAAACATCTGGAGATAGCTACAGACATGAGTAGCCATCATTTCGTTAATTTCTCCCACTATCCATATTCGACGTGTCCTAAGCAGATAGTCTTCTACCATCTCATCTACTGCTAAAGACTGCATTATTTCAACAGGAGGCTCTTGTTCGCTTGGTTCACAATTCTTTTTCCCTCGCTTTTTATCAAACTTCATTGCTGCCTCCAAACGGATGATATTGCTTATGTACATTAATCAGCTTTTCAGGACTAACAGATAGATATGTTTGTGTTGTTTCCAGATTTTGATGTCCAAGCAAAGACTGAATCAATTCTAAATCAACACCTTTCTCCATAAGAGACGTGGCGCAGCTTCTCCTGAGTGTGTGAGATGTTGTATGACTGACACTGGCTCTGCGAGCAAGAGTGGTGAGCATATAACTAACCGCTCTGCGTGTGACTCTATGGCCATTGGCCCTAACGAATAGGGCTTTGCCATTAG